ATTGTACGTGGTATGCACCTATATGGTCGCAAGATTCTACGCCCACAAGGGTTAGTTTCTGCCAAATACAACGTAGCATAATTATAAGTTAAACTTAGAGGCTGGCTTTTGCTGGCCTCTTCGTGAATTTAACAAAGGGACATTCTCATGGGTACTATTACTACAGCAATGTGCAACAGCTTCAAGCAAGAGCTACTTGGGGGTGTTCACGATTTAGACACGCACTCGCTAAAACTAGCGTTAATCAAACCGTCACCATCAGGTGACTTTAATAAAGCTACAACTAACTACTCTCAGTTAACAGGTAGTTCAGATGAAGCCACAGGAACAAACTATACTGCAGGAGGAAATGTACTAGACTCCCCTGCAATAGCTTTGTCTGGAGATACAGCTACTTTAGATTTTGCAGATGAAGTATTTGCTAATCTAACATTGTCTGCTGCTGGGGCTTTGCTCTACAACAGTTCAGCAAGTAATAAAGCTATAGCTGTATTCTCATTCGGCGCAACAGTTGCTGCAACAGCAGGTGATTTCACAGTTATTTTTCCCACAGCAGACGCCTCCAACGCAGTAATACGTATAACATAATTAGGAGACTAGCATGGCTCTTATTGTTGTTGATAGAGTTCAAGAAACGACAAACACTACTGGCACAGGCACATATACACTAGCAGGGGCTAAATCAGGTTTTGCTAGTTTTGCTGGTGTTGGTAATGGAAATACAACATATTATGCTTGCACTGATGGTACTAATTTTGAGGTAGGAATTGGTACATACACAGCTTCTGGTACTACACTTGCACGTACAACTATTCTAACAAGTTCAAATAGCAATAATCCAGTATCTTGGAGTTCAGGTCAAAAAGACATTTTCGTTACACTTCCTGCTGCTAAAGCTATGTTCGAGGATGCTTCAAATAATGTTGCCATAGGAAATAATATAACTGTTGGTGGCACTGTAGATGGTAGAGATTTAGCTGCTGATGGAACTAAGCTTGATGGAATAGAAGCCAGTGCAACAGCAGATCAAACAGCAGCAGAGATAAGAACCTTAGTTGAAAGCGCATCAGATAGTAACGTGTTTACTGATGCTGATCACACAAAACTTAATGGAATAGAAGCATCTGCAGATGTAACTGATGCCACCAATGTGGCTGCTGCAGGAGCCTTAATGGATTCTGAAGTCAGTAACTTGAGTGATGTTAAAGCGTTTGATGCAGGTGATTATGCGACAGCAGCGCAAGGTACTTTGGCAGGTAATGCTTTACCAAAGTCTGGCGGTACAATGTCTGGTGATATTGATGGCAACGGAAACAAAGTTTTATTTGCTAACTTGTATGCTCAACTGTCAGACTTACCTAGTGCATCTACTTATCATGGTATGTTTGCTCACGTACACGCCACTGGTTTAGCTTACTATGCTCACGCTGGTGCTTGGATACCTCTAGCTAATTCTTCTGCTGTTGCAGCTTTAACTGGTGCTGCATTTACTGGTCCTATTACTACTAACTCCACGTTTGATGGTAGGGATGTGGCTACTGATGGGGCCAAGCTTGACGGCATAGCCGCAAGTGCTAACAACTATGTTCACCCTAACCATAGTGGCGAGGTTACAAGTACTGCTGATGGTGCAACAGTTATTGCAGATAATGTAGTTGATGAGGCTAATCTAAAAGTAAGTAACTCACCTACAAATGGTTATTTTCTTTCAGCACAGTCAGGAAATACAGGAGGCTTAACTTGGGCTGCTGTTTCTAGTGTAGGTGGAGCAACAGGTGTTGATTTTAACGATAACGTAAAAGCACGTTTTGGAACAGGTAACGATCTTGAAATATACTCAGGTGGCACTGGGGCAAAACTTCATACCAATACTGGTATTCTTGAGATAGAAGGTGATAGTGTTCAAATTTGGAACGGGGCGGCTAGTGAAGCCCTAGCTAAATTTACGGCAAATGCAGGTGTAGAACTCTACTACGACAATGTTAAAAAGGTTGAGACTACATCAAGTGGTGCGACTATAACTGGAACGTGTGCAGTTACCAATAATATAACTTGCACTAACACTGTTACAGCAAACACTTTTAATGCTACTTCAGACGCAACTTTAAAAACAAATATTGCACCAATAGAAAACCCACTATCTATTCTAAAGAAAATAACAGGTGTTTCTTTTGACTGGAAAAATAACGAAGGTAGTGCCGAAGGTGTTTTGGCGCAAGATGTAGAGCAAGTATTGCCCAACGCAGTTAACACAGATGAAGAAGGTAAGAAGTCAGTAAGCTACAACAACCTAGTCGGTGTACTTATTGAGGCAGTCAAAGGCCAACAAGACCAGATCAACAAACTAAAGGATAGGTTGAATGGGCTTTCAAGTTAACGGTGTTGAGTGGATAAATAGCGCTGGGCATTTTACCCAAGGTTTAAAAACTGCACAAAACACTGCTATGACTGGTACAGGCTCAATGACTACTAACTCTGCTGCTGTTGGAACTTTTGGTACTACTCGTAACTCCGTAGGTAGTCTTGCGCTTGGTGTCGCTTTTGATGGTTCGCCTACCTATTCGGCTGGACCCGGTTCCGCTGCGGCTTTTGGGTATAGCATGGGTTCGACTGTTGCAGGGATAGAACCCTTTGGTTCAGGTAGCCCGGGTTCTACTATAAGAGATATGCAGTATACTGTTACTAGTGGGTCTTATCCATTTTACGGTAGTAATTGGCGGTTAAATCTGGGTTGGTGGAACAATAGTAGTTTAAACGGACAAACTCTAAACCAAAATTATGTTAGAAATTTTTCTGGTACTTGGAACGTTTATTCTGCTGGACAGGAACGAGGTACTAGCTTTTGGCCTAGCAATATATACATGAGAATTTCATAATGGCTTTTCAAGCAAACGGAACAACACTTATAGACAGCTCAAGAGACTTTAAAGCCGCTGCTTTTGGTAAAACAGTAAATGGTCAAAATGTCGTTGGAACTGGCGATATGAAATATATTAGACCCTTAACATATGGTGGCGTTGGGGCTTATACTATACAGTGTTGTTCTACTTCAACAGGTAGTAATAATCTTAATGCAGGAACAACTGTGGCAGGATCAACCCTAATGGTTTTGGTAATAAGTGGAAGGTATTATTCTTTTGACTCAACATATGGTCATAATACTTCTGATTTACAAACTTATGCTCAATCTGGAACATGGCGCTCTATTAGTCACCAAGCATATGACACCACTTCAGGTAAACATATGAATATACTTTGGGCCAGGATCTCATAATGGGGTTTCAGATAAACGGCACAACAGTTTTAGATTCTAATGGCATACAAAATTACACAAATAGTTTTAAAACATTAGACGGAAATACTATTTTAGGCTCTGGTAATATAACTGATAGTGGACCTGCTGATGCTAAAGTATATGGTAAAGTTGGTGTTTATACTTGGGCAAATTATTTACCACCTGCTACATCAGCGGCAGTAACAACTGTTGATACTAGTGCTACATTGGCAGCAGGTGGAACTTGTGCAGCAAGCCATATTGGCAAACCTGACGCTGATTTTCGCTTTGATTATTTTGTGGGAGTTATGGAGCCTTCTAGAACTAACCTTTGGAATAGTACATCTAGTAACACAGGTAGAAGCGATCCCGGTGCTGTTACAGTTTACACAGGATATTCGGGAACATATCGAAATATGCTCGCACCAAAACAAGGACGATATGCAAGTCTATGGATAAGGATTTCGTGAAATGACATCACCCAAAATATGGCATATAGAAGAAGTTAGAAATGCAAAATCTTTAAACGAAGAAAATACTGATTTTGATTTAGAAATTAAACATCCAGATTTTGGGTGGATACCTTATACCTTGAACCCTGATGATCCTGATGGAAGCATTAGTAATTCTGAATTGTTGTCTATGATGGGGTCAAGTTATGCACAATATGTTCCACCAACTTCTGAAGAAATAATTAAAACGCAAACAGCACAAGTAAGGTTTCAGAGAGATATGTTGTTAAACATGCACGTTGACCCTGTAGTTTCAAACAATTTGCGTTGGACTGATATGGCTGATTCAGAAAAAACAAAATGGACTGACTATAGAAAAGCATTGCTAGACATAACAAAGCAATCTGGTTTTCCACAAAATGTCACGTGGCCTACTGTACCTGAAGGATATGGGCTAAGATAGGGTATGTTTGGCTTACACCCTATATCAGCCGCACCTCTAGCGGATACAGGTTTTCAAGGTCCAAAAGATTTTACTACTCTTTCTTCTATTGGTGTAAGTCTCTCTGTTAACCCACCAGTTTTTTCCACACCAGGAACGTTTATTTTAGCAAGTGTCTCTGCTACAACAGGTGTTTCTTCTCCTACTACTGTTCAAGGCGCAAGTACAATTCTTTCTGGATTACTTAGCACCACAAGCACATCTTCAATAATCGCATCAGTTTCAATTGATTTAGCATTTAATTCAGTCGCAGGATTATTTAGTACTAACAGCACTACAGCACAAGGTAAGGCTACAACAACTTTAACAACGCAAGTCTCAAATACTTCTGCTGGTACTACTAGTGTTAGTTCAAAAGTCAATAAGATAATACCTTCTATTGCTTCTGTAATAGCTAACATAGTTCCTACAATATCTGTTCCAGTAGAATTATCTTTAGGTAATATTAATGCTACATTAGCTCAAAAATTACCTACAGTTACTGGTGAGACTCTTAACTTTGAAGCAATTGCAGATAAATTTGACAGAAGTAGGGCAGTAGTAATATTACCTTTTCCAATAGGTAATAGAACAATTGTCATAAGGGCTGAAAATAGAACTGTAGTTATACCTCCAGTAAATAGAAACAACGTAGTATATATAACTAATTAAGGATAAGACATGTCTTACAAATGGCCTGAAAAAGATCCTGACGAAACTGCAGATTTTAGTGTAGACTGGTCTAGGTTTTTAGGTGATGATTCAATAGTATCTACAACATTCTTTATTGATGATGCAAACGGAACTAAGACTCAAGTATCTACTGCTCAAGTCGTTAATGGGCTACAATTTTTAGCATCTACTGTTGCTGGAAATGTAGCTACTGCACGTTTTGGTCAAGGTATAAATAATTTAAGATACAATGTCTCTTGTCGTATAAACACAACACAGGGTTTAACATTTGAACGATCTGTGACATTACCTATTAGGAATAGATAAATGGCTTATAATTTTCTTGGTCTAGTTAACGATATTAACAACAGACTAAATGAAGTAGCATTAACTGAATCAAATTTTGCTGCTTCTGTAGGTTACTATAGTTTAGCAAAAGATGCTATAAACTCTGCAATAAGACACATCAATCAAGAAGAGTTTGAATGGCCTTGGAATCACTTACAAGAAGAGTTACAAGTAGCTGCAGGTTCTATAAAGTACTTTTATCCAACAGATGCTAAGACAATAAATATGAATTCTTTTCGTATAAAGAGAGATAATACTTTAAATGTAGGAACAGAAAAACTAGAGAATTTAGTATATGAAGAATGGTTAGAAAAGTATGCTGATGATGAATTTAATTCAGATACAAGTATAAGAGGTGTGCCTACACATATTACTAGATCCCCCGGCAGAGAATTAATATGTCATCCTGTACCTGATAAAGCATACACATTAGTATATGAGTACTATACATATGGTTATGACTTACAGGCTGCTTTAGATGTTCCAGCATTACCAGAGCAGTATAGATTTGCTATAGTTGATGGTGCAATGTATTATGCATTCCAGTTTAGAGGCGATACACCAGCCGCAGACGTAGCTCTAAAAAAGTTTACAGAACAGATAAAATATTTACGTTCTATAAATATCAATAGAACACCTTACCTAAGAGATACGAGAGTACATTTTTAATGCCAACACAGTGGAATACATTTCCTATGGAGTTCAAAGGTGGGTTGATTTCTAATCTTACTCCATTACAACAGGGTACTAACGCTGTAGGTTCTGCTACTATCTTACAAAACTTTGAGTCTGATAGAGAAGGTGGTTACAGTAAATTACAAGGTTACACTAAGTTCAGTCAAACGGAAGTTCCCGGTACTGGGGAGGTTCTTGCTATGAAAGTTGTGTCTTCTGGTAGAGTTGTAACAGCTAGGAAGATGGACACAGCTACTGTAACGGAATATGAGACAGCTACATCTACAGTAAATGGTGCAGTTTCTAATTCTACAGCAGTGGTCCTTCATGATAATACTGCTATAGGAACAGTGCAAGGTGCTATTACTTCAAGTACTGCCCTAGCAGTGGATAGACTACTTACCTATAACACACCAACAAATACTTATAATGGAACTGAGGGTACTGGTTTTACTTTTAATATTACTAACAATAATCGAGCATATAGCATGGCTATTGTCAATGCAGGTTCAGGAGGCTACAAAGCTGGAGATACTGTTACTGTAGTTGGTGCAAACTTAGGTGGTGCTACCTCTGCCAACAATGCAACCATTACAATAAATAGCATAAACAATGTTCCTAAAACTTATACTAACCCAACTCAGTCTGCGTATGGTGGTTCTGGTAGTAGTGCTACATTTAATGTTTCCAGATCTGATGCAGTTACTCAGTTTGCTGTAACTGTTGTTAATAGTGGTGGTAATAAGTTTGCACTTAATGGTGTGACAAACCCAACGTTAACACTTGTTAAAGGCACTA